CTATAGCCCGAACTCGCCCGAAAAATCGGCTGGCCAAGCCACAACAAATTTCCCGCTGCCCTTCAATTGTTTAGCAACCATCACGGTATTCAGAAGGCCCCGCAACTTCAGAAGGCCGTGGACTCGTTCGAGAACCGGACCCCAGGAGCCTTTCGGCACGATGAAGATGTTGAATTTCCCTTGTCCAACATCGTGGCCATCGACCTCCGCGAAGGGATTCCTCTGGGCAAACAGCTTGATAAATGCTTCCTCAAGCTCTAGCAAGGAGTCGAGACTCGACTGCTCGGTGAACGGGAACTGAACGATGACTTGGTTGCGTTTCATGGCGGCTGTCTGCTTCTGGCCGATAGCTGAAAGTCTAGCAGTGCGGCAACGCTAGCCGGGCGGTCATTTTGGCCCGCTCCCTGGCGGTCTACTCAGAGCTGGCTGTCGATCAAATCTAGCTGCCCAGCGGCTGCAGCGGCCGCGTTCTGATTTTTGATCTTGTCCCGAATCCGCTTGAGCAACTTCCCCATCCCGCGAGGTGTCATCCCATACCGGCGCGCCAGGTCGTCCTTGTTGCGACCGTCGAACTGGTCGTAAATCTCCAGCTCCTTGAGCGTCAGCTTGTACTGCGCGTCCTTTGGGAAGGTCACCACCTGGCCCGCCCAGTAGGTGCTCAGGTAGTCCACGGCCGACGAGCCGATGACCGAGGCCGCATCGGGCGCCGTCCCCATGTCCTCCAACTGGCGAGCGATCACCGCCTGTAGCTCTTCCAGCAGCTCATGGCGCTTGAGCGCCATGCGTGTGACTTCAACGCTCACATTGCCTCCACGGGCGTCAAAACGGCCATGTCGACCGATATGGGTCGATCCAGCGCGCCCATGAGGCATTCCCAGGCCCACCAGTGCATGTCGAAGCCCTGGCCCCTGTTCAGGTACAGGTCGGACTGTTGCACCAGTTCAATCTGCCGGGCCGATAGCGGCGCCGCGCGGTGGGCCGCGATCACGTCCTCGCGTAGCGCAGCCAAAGCGGCGGGTAGACGGCGCATCGCCCATTTCTTGAGCGTCTCAATCAGGGTATCGATGACTCGGCCTTGCGCCCAGCGCAAGTCATCCACCTTGGCAATGCGCTTAACGTAAGCGGCCAGGGCCTTCTCGGAGGGGTCGCGCACCTCGCCCAGCATGTGCAGAAACAGCCAGAGCGCGCGCACCTTACTGGCGTCCGGGCTGATGATCTGCGGGCGGTCGCCAGCCTTTGGACGGACCTTGAAGCCCTTGCTTTTCATGTGCGCCAAAACCAGCTCCATGTTTGGAACAGTCATCGCCGCGAGCGATTCGGACTTTCCAACGACGCGCAAGATGTCACGATAGGCAAGATCGTCTAGGCCAGACTTCTGGCCCAGCTCGCGCCGCGCCACATGGATCAGCTTGATCAGTGCGGCGCGACGTGTATTCGCGGGGGCTTTGGCGGTGGTCATAGAGGGGGCTCCAGGTGGCTCACCAGAACCCCCACAGGCGGGGGCTCCAGACAACCGGCTGGATCAGTTCAGCGCTTCCTTGAACGCCTTGCCGGGTGTGAACTTCGGCGCCTTGCTGGCCTTGATCTTGATGGATTCCCCGGTCTTGGGATTGCGGCCAGTGCGAGCAGCTCGCTTCGACACAGTGAAGGCACCAAAGCCCACCAGCGTGACGGAGCCGCCCTTCTTCAAGGTAGCCTTGATGGCCTCGGTAGCCGCGTCCAGTGCGGCGCCAGCGGCAGTTTTGGAGATACCGGCTTGGTCGGCCATACGTTCAATCAATTCAGACTTGTTCATGAATCACTTTCTTAGGTTGAGGAAAACCGGTGAAACGGCACCGGCGACCGATTCGTCAGGGGAGGTTCAGACGGCGACCATGTCGAGAGCGATGGGCGCATAGCGGTCCGTTCCGCCCACGCGTTCATAGAGCCGCACATACTGTTTGGTGCCGATTACCTGCACCGATTCGCCGATGGCTTTCATGGCCTCCTGCCAGCGGTGGTCGGTGATCTCCAGCCGACGCAGGCCCAGGATGCGGCCCACGTTGAGGTTGCCCTCCTTGTCGGTCTGGAATGCCTGCTGCACCAGCACCATGATCTCGGGGCGACTGTCCTTGGCCCATTCGTTGATGCACTCATCGATCAAGGTCTTGGCAGCCTGCAGGCGCTCGTCGAACGTCACGTTCTCCGCCGTTGCAATCTGCAGCTTGTAGGCCCCGTCATAGGTGGACAGCGTGACATTGCCCTTCAGGCCTCCGCGCTTTACGCCGTACTGCTCGGCGCTGATTTCAACGAAGGCAGCGACATCGCCGAACATCTTGGACTTGCCCGCAACCAGGCGCGCATTCAGGTCCTTTGCCAGGGCCGCCAGCTCGCGCACCAGGCGGTCGCGTTCCTGGTCAATCGGCTTGACCAGCTCCAGGGGAACAAGATGGCCCTGCGCGTTGCGCATGTAGCCGGTGGGGACGGTGGTTTGATCCATGGGTAGCTCCTATCAGCAACGAAAGCCACGGCTCTCGATGCGGGTGTGGTTGAGGGCACCGGCCCGAGCTGGCGCGGCAGGGTTGGCGGTCCAGACCGGCGCACGCATGCGGTCGTACTGGGCCGGAGGCACCACGTTGGTGGGCCGGGTAGCAATGGGTTTGCGGCCGGTTGGACAGCCCTTGCGGATATCGCTCATGACTGCGACCCCACCTTCTTTCCAAGCAGTTCGGCCACCTTGGCGCGCTGCTCTGGAGACATGGGGCTGGCCCTGCGGCTGCGCTCTTCGATCTCAGCCAACGCAGGGTCTTTTCCGCTAAAGGCAACTTCCAGCGCGGTACCAATCTCGAACGTTTGGCCGCGCACCTGCACCGTGTCCCGCTGTGGGGTGATTCGCCGTTCCAGCTCGCGCTTGGACTCCTGCGCGCCCTCGGCCTGGTCGGCTTTTCTCGTCAGCACCTGGTAGAGGTAGCCGTTGCCCTGCAGTGGCAGTTGCAGCGTGCCCTTCTCGACAGCCTGGAACACGGCATCAAAGCCGCCGCGCCAATCGTCAATCGAGACAGCCCAGGCCCGCCCGTGCCGCTCGATCACGCTGCGCTGCATATCGGTCACCAGCTCTGTCAGCAGCTCCTGCAGGCGCGACATGCGCAGCCGCTGCTTGGGTGGCTTATGCAGACGGATGTAGCGCATCAGCTGCGCCCCCAGGGGCAGGGACAGCTTCAGCGTGTCATGAATCAGACGGCGCGCCGTGTCATCGTCGATCATGCGCAGGATCAGCGCATCCAGGCTCTCTTCGGCCCCGCAGGACGGGCAAACGTTGTTCCATTCGCCCGCCATCACAGAAGCCCTCCGCGTTGGGTGGCGGCAGGCGCCGTAGCCGGACGCGCAGCGCGCTCCATCTCCGACCGGAATCCCAGGCACATCGTCTGCCCCAGCTCCATGCCTGCCAGATGCGCGCGGTCGAGCTGCACCTCTGCCACATCGCGCTGAGAGACGACCCACACCAAGGCGAGCAGCAGGACCAGGCAGCACAGGCCAAGCCACAGGACAAGAGAGGTCAGGGGATGGCGGCGCTTCATGCTGCCTCCACATCGATGCACACGGCATCGGGGAACAGGCGGCGGGCTCGAGCAACCGCCGCGAATGCGTCCTCGTACTTGTCCTCATGGTGGCCTTGGCTACCGTCAGACATCGTGAAGGTGATGCGGTACAGGCGCATGCTCAGTCTCCCCGCACCGCAGCCGCAATGAGGGCCGCATTCACCTTGGGCGCGCCGATCTTCACAGCCTCGTTCATTGCGCGGGTCACCAGGTTGTTGATCGCCAGCGGATAGCACAGCGACTGCTCCCGCGCCTGCCGTTGCCCGCGCACCGTCTCAGAAACCGCCTGCCGCAGCGTCGCCCGGATGGCGTCCACTGCATCCGGCGCGAAGATGGCGTCAAACTGCAGGCCCGCCCGGTCAAACTTGTGGCGCAGGTAGCCCTCGACATGGTTGTCGAGGGGGGGCAGCTTCACCAGCTCGCAGCGCTGTACCACCTCGCGCACTTCCGGGTTGTGCTCGCTGAGTTTCTTCTCCAGCTCGGTCTGGCCGATCAGGATGATGGACAGCAGCTTTTTGAACCCATCCTGTAGCTCGTAAAAGCGCTTCAGGTGCTTGAGGGTGGGGATGGCCAGGGCGTGGGCTTCCTCAATGATCAGCACATGCCGCTGGCCCACCTGCGCGCTCGCCTTGAGGATGTTGTGCATCTGCGCCGCGCGGTCCTGCAGCGCCATGCGCAAGGAGGTGCCGGGCGCAACAGTACGAATCACCGCCCCGGTAATGTCAGCCGCCATCAGTGCCTTGCCCCTGCGGTGGCTATCCTCCATGCCGATCACATAAGGCTCAATCACCGTCACGCGCTCGCCTGTGGTGTTGATCCAGTCGATCATGTCCTGGCGCAGGGTGGACTTGCCGCCGCCCGACTCGGCCACCACCGCAAGCATCCCGCCGTGGCGCGCAGTGTGGCGCATGGCCGCACGCACATAGCGGATGTCGTCCGTGATGAAAACGTCCGCGTCTTCGTTCAGTTCATTGATGAACGGGTCGCGCGGCACCTTGAAGTGCTGGCGGGCAGCAGACGAGAGCGAGTGGTGTCGTAGTAGCATGAAAGGGTCCTCTCCTTGGGTCGAGCCGGGTTGGGGGCCGGAGTTATTGGCTTTCGCCATCGCCTGCAGCTCCGCGTTGGCGCGCGGGGTTGCAGGTGCTTCGTCAAAGGTCCGTGCCAGCCGTTCAGCTGGCAGGCCCTTCGCTTTGAGATAGGCGGTGGCCCGCTCTTTGAGCAGTGCCTCGCTCAGGCCGCGCGTTGCGGGCCAGATTCGGTACTTCACGATCTGCGTCACAGCAGCACGAGAGATGCCAATGTGGCGGGCGAGCTGTGACTGGTTGCTGCCCACAAAGGCGAGGTCATGCGGCAAATTCATCATTGCGGGGCACCTCACACAACACGCAGGCCACCAGCGGCCCGGATCGGTTCATCGGCAACGGCGGGGGCCTGATACTGCGCAATCAGTGCTGCCACCTGATCCTCTGGCACGCCGTCGCTGTACCGCTTCATGAAGAAGGCGTTCTCCTCGGCCGACAGATTGCGGCCGATGGCGCTCACGATGCGCAGCATCGCCGTCACGGCGTCGATCAGCTCCGGCCCTGCGGGCGCGGCATGCGCTGGCGTGTCGATGGCCGAGCCCTGGCGCGGCAGGTAGGCAGGCATGGCAACGTCCTGCAGATACCCATGGCTGTCCAACTTGCCTTCGAACGGCGTAGCGCGTTTAGCGCGCGCAGCCTTCACCTCGTCGGCTGTCATGCCGGGGTATGCGGCCTCATCCATGGCCGTCGCCGCATGCTCTGCCTCCGTCTTGGCCGTGCGCTTGTATTCGGCGCCGATCTCTGCCGCATCGGTGCGCTGACCAAAGGCGTCGAACTCGATGTTCGGTTCCACCCGGTACAGCAGCGGCTCCCCGTCGTAGCGCAGCACCTGTACTTGGATCGCGCAGTCGCCAAAGATCAGCCCGCGCACTGTCACCGTGTCACCCACATTGATGCCGTCAAAGCCGCGCAGGCTGTAAGGCAGCGTGCGCTCGGCCGCAGGGTGGCGGAAGGTGATCGAGAGATCGGGCTTCACCTGTCGCTCTTCCTCCTTGCTGCGCATGAAGGTTTGGCAGACCTCTACAGGCGGCAGCACCCGGAGTTGTTCGGCCGTGATCAATTGCCACAGGTCATAGCGGGCCACCGGCGCCGCCAACCCAGGCCGACGCAGCCGCGTGTCTTGGCCGGGAATCAAGTTGGCGTTGTATGCATTGGCCCAGGCAAACGAGGCGGCATTGAGCTGCTCCACGTTCTCCACCGGCTGAAACCGCAACCGGCTCTCGAACTGCGTCTCCACGATGTTGTTGCCGTTCTCGGCGCCGCCCTTGGCCCGCGCGTTTCCGGCTTCATGGGTGATGTGGTTTACGCCCAGGGCATCCAGCAAAGACCGCACCGCTGCCGACTGGTTCGCGCTGCCCTTGTCCCACAGCAGGTGAGACGGCACACCATGCAGCGGGCGCCCCTGCTGCTGGCCCCACGCGAACATCAGGAACTTGAACAGGTTGTGCTGGTCTTCGCCAGCCGCCTCTGTGTACCAGGGCACAACACAGGCGCTGGCCCGGTCATAGGCCACATAGCGGTAGCACTTGAACTTGACCTTAGCGAGCCCTTCCAGCTTGTTCTTGTAGAACTCGTCATCGCGGATGATGTATTGCCGCCCCTTGAGGTAGTAAACCAAGCACAGTGAAGGGTCGATTTCGTGCGTGTGGTTCGGGTGCGGTGCCCGCAGGGCCTGCACCGGGTCTGCCACGCGCTGGGCGGCCACGTTGAGTTTTCGGTCGCGCATCAGCTTGTTGAGCTGCCCATTGCTCACCCCAAAGCTGAGCCCGTTCTGCTCCAGAATGCCCCTGGCCGTGGTGGTGAACAGCGTCTGCTTGCCATTGGCGCGGATCGCCTCGCGCTGGGCCGCGCCCAGGGTCACCAGGGCCTCGGCCGACACGCTGGTGCTGCCTTTGTCGCTGCGTGCCTTGCGGCCCGACGACCAGCCCGCCACCGCCTTCAAGTGCCGATAAACCGTTTGCACCGACAGCCCAAGGAACTCGCCCGCTTCCCGCACCATGGCCGTGCCCGAACCATGCCCGGCATCATCCAGGCGTCGGGCAAGCTGGCGCACATAGTCGCAGGCTTCAGGAGAAAGTGCGGCCATATCTGCGCTCACCTCATGCGGCTGCATCTGCGGCCTCGGGGCTCTGCATCAGGTACTGGCGCGCCTCGGCGAGGTCGTCTCCAAACCGCTCAGCGAAAGCGTGCTGCGCCGCGCCAACCAGCTCGGCCAGGCGGTTGATGGAATCTTGCAGATGCAAGGCAACAAGGGCTACGCTGCGCGGCAGAGGTGCCGGGGCCTCGGGGTCATAACCCGGCGCCTGCGTCACTTCCTCAGTCCACCATTGCTCCAGGGCAATCGTGGCCTCATGGTGGGCCGCAATGCCGTTCTCAATCAGCGCCTGCCGCTCGGCAATCTCGCCCTTGAAGGGCAGGATGCGCTCGTCCAGAGGCGCCACCACCGGCCGCTTGCCAGCCAGCTTCTTCTCAGCCTTGTCGGCGCGCTCTTCCGCCTTGGCCCGTTTCTCGGCCGCGAACTTCACATCCTGCTCGGCCTGGCGCAGCCGCTCGCGCAGTTGGCTCGCGCTCAGGCGGTCGATGTCATCCATCTCCTGGAAGTTTTCCAGAACGTCGTCGTCGTGGGTGACCAGTTCCAGGAAGGCTGACGAACTCTTCACCTGCGAGGCCAAAACGGCCAAATTGGCCGATTTGGCAGTTTTGGCCGCCGCCTGCATGAAGCGCCGCGCGGTGCGGTCCGAGAAACCGAGCAGTTCCACGCGCTGGGTGAACTCCCCATGGGGGGTGATCTCCTTGAGGAGCAACAACCGCTTGCCTGTCTCAAGGATGGCCTCCACAGTGCGGCGCTGGTAGAAGCGGATTTCGTCTTCCAACGTGCCCACTGTCAGGGCGCCTTCGTAGCCGAGCTGATGGGCCAGGGCTGAGGCGTTGGCCTCCACCACCGCCAGAGCGTTGCGAGCACCTGCCTCCTGCGCCGCCATATCGGCGGGCGTGGCTCCTACAAAATCCGGGCCGCGCTGATCTGCCGGGGCCAATGGTTTGCGTCCTGCCATGTTGTGATTCCTCCTTGGGTTGTTGATCAAATGGCGCGTGTGTAGCGCTGGTCGATGTCGTCAACGCGCTGGCGCACGCGGCGCAGCTCGTCGTCATGGGCGCGGGCAAGCTGGATAAGCTTGGGCGTCAGCCGCCAGCACTCCTCGTTGCCCGGGATGCGCTCGGCAACCCCTTCGTCTGCAAGCAGTTCGAGGTCGCGCAGGGCCATGGGCGAGGCCACGCCAAGCGCTTCGGCCGCTTGCTTTAGGCGCAGGCCATCAAACGCATGGCCCTGCAGCACCCACAGCAGGCGCAGTGCGCGGCGGGCGGGTTGGTGGTGTTGGGGGTTGCTCATGACTGCAGATCCAGTTGGGGGTTCACGTGCTGGGCGACGTTCTGGCGATGCCAGGCCACGTGCTCCATGTGTGTGGTTAGTGCGGCCAGTGCGGCCGATGGGTCACCGGGCTTGGCGTAGTACTCGGTGAGCAACTTAAGCGCGGTGGCAAAGTGCTCGTGCAGCTCAACGATGTCGGCGTGGGCGAGCTTGCGACCAGTGGCAATCTGCACCAGCAGCCGCCCATTGCTTGCTGCCAGGTATCGCGTCACGAAGTCGATGCCGCAGGCAAGCTCATAGGGGCGGATCAGGTTGGCGGGCATGCTGCCCTTCTGCAGGTACTTGTAGAGCACCCAGTGATCCGCTAGTCCCATGTCTTCGGCAATGCCCTCCACGCTCTTGTTCAGGCGCTCCCGTGCGTGGTCCTTGCACAGCTCAAAGGCATGCCGCAGGCTGATGGGCTGCAGGGCCTTCCAATTGCGGCGCGTCATTGGATATGCCCCCGCGCCACGTTGCCCAAACAAATAGCCGCCGTGCATCTGGTGGCGGCGACCCGGCCCTGGTGCAATGGAGCCTCACGAAACCCACGGGAGGGAACCAATGGCCGAAACCGGATTGATCGAACGAATAGTTGAGCGCGCCGTGGCTGCGCGCCTTGCCCCACTGGAGCACCAGTTGTGGGCGCAGCATTGCCTGCTGACAGAGCTTGTGCGTCAGCTGCCCCGCCACGCGGCAGTGGATGCGACGCGGCGTTTGCATCAGATGAATGTGGCCGAGGAGCAGCCACGAAGGGAGGTGTTGCTGGCGGCATGCGGTGGCTGGCAGCAGTACCTCGCCCAACTCGCAGGGATCGTAGAAGGAGATACGCCTCCACCACTTCACCCAGGCCAGCCAGTGCCTCCACGCCCTCCGTCGGTATGCTGAGGACCGCCATGTGCTCGCGCCAAGGCGCAGCCAGGCGGTACTGCTGGACGCCAGTAAGATGCATGCGGGACATTCCGCTCATGCCGCCGCCAGTTGCATGCGGGGGGCCGGGCTACGGGAGATCACTCCCGCCTTCAGACCCAGGTCTACTGCAATGTTGTGGCTCTCGCCGCGCAGGCACTTGCGCTGCGGCGTGCGGTCGTCGTCGTTGACGATCATGCAAACCAGCGCGGCCGAATAGCCGCGCTGGCGGGCCCAGTCAGAGTACGACCAGCCGCGACTGGCGAACTCGTCGCGGACCTGCTTTCGGGTCTTTAGGGGCATGGTGGTGCGTCCTGTTTTGTTATCACCAGTTGGCGCTGGTGATTGGTTGTTGAAACGTGTTGAAGCTGAGTATAGGAAAGAAATCTTTCCCATGCAATGCATTTGTTGGGAATGTTTTTATGACTATCGGGGAGCGCCTGAAGCAGGAGCGCGAGCGTTTGCGCCTTAGTCAGCCCGCCTTTGCGGCTGTGGCTGGGACAACGAAGCAGACGCTTTTTTCATGGGAGAGCGGCAAGACCGCGCCAGACGGCTTTCAGATGGCCGCGCTGGCTGAAGCTGGCGTCGATGTGCTGTTCGTGCTGACGGGGGAGTACATCGGTGGGGTAGCCCCTGCACCGGGCCTCACCGCTGAAGAGCAAACGCTTCTTGACTACTTCCGTGAGGCATCCAAAGATGTCCGGCGTGCTGCCCTGGGCGCCCTGATCGGGGCACAACCAGCCGGGACACACATGGGTAGCGTCAAAGTCACCAGCAAAGGCCAGCGCGGTGGCGTACAGGTCGGGGTTAACTCAGGCACCATTACAGGCCCGCGAAAGACCGGCCAATAAGAGGCAAAAATCCACCCAATTGCGGCCTCTCGTCGAGACGCCGACCTCGCAAAATGATCGGCTAACTTGAGGGGAGCAAATGGGGTTTTTGGTGCGAGGGGGACAAAAGAAGAGGCCGCGCGTTGATCCGGTCGTGTGGATGGACAGCACAGGCGGTGGGAGTATTCAGGTGGGGTGCAATAGCGGCAGCATCACCGTGCTGCAGTTGCCCGCGAGGTGCCACGATTGCCCCGTATTGGCGTCCCACCAGGAACTGCGACGCTTGCGGCGCGTTTTAACCGCCTTGCTTGCTGTTGCCATTGCAGCTGCCTCCTACGCCGTCGGCGCAGCGAGTGACAGTTGGAACTCCGAACATACACAGCGCGGCCGACAGATGACAGCCACGGCCAGTTAACAAGAACGATAGCGGCGGGAGGTTTTCAAGTGAACGGTAAAACGTAGGCCATTGTTGACACTGTGGTGCTAGCGGCGCAACGAGCGCACCACAAAAGTTCGGTCGTGAGATTGGGCGCAATCCACGGCCGAGGAAAACATCAGGCTGAGTTCGATTGCCTGGGGGGCAGCTACTCCGCGCCCTAATCAAGAAGAACGACCGCCTGCACCGTGCCAATGCAGACTCACAACGGGGGGTAGACGACGATGGGATGGAGATTCAGAAAGAGCTTTAGTCCGCTGCCAGGGGTCCGATTGACGCTTTCACCCAGTGGCGTCAGCACCTCTGTGGGCGTCGGCCCTTTTCGGGTGACTCACGGTGCAAGGGGGACAGCGTTCACGGCCAACGTGCCGGGTACCGGCTTGTCGTTCAGGCAGCCCCTCGGTGATCAGCCGACTCCAGCGAAGTTCACGCCCGCACCTGCACCCTTCGGCCAATCCACACCGCCGGAGTTACCTGCGCAACCTCCCCGGCCTGTTGAGCCGCAGTTGCAGGAAGTGCGCAGCGCCAGCACTCAGGAGATGACCTCGAAAGGCTTGCATGAATTCAAGCGCCTGCTGCTCCAAGCCAAGACAGAGCAGACAGCCATTGCCCATGAGCTGGCAACCGCGCGAGAGGCCGAACGTCAGGCAGTAACGATCTACAACCGATGGCGCGACGGCTGGCTATTTCGGCGCGTGCGCAAGCAACGCTTCCAGCAATTGCAGGAAGCGGCCCAGCACTCCTGTGACGTGCGCGCGGAGCTTGAAGAGCAACAAAGCTTATCCAGCCTCCCCACCCTAATCGAGTTACCCGACGCTGCCCGTTCGGCATTCCATCGAATGTGCGACGCTTTTGCAGCAATGGCTAATTCGGCACGCCTGTGGGATGCCGTGCAAGAGCGAGACACTAACCGCTTCGCAGAGCGCACCGCAGCAAGCCGCAGTGTTCTGCGTAAGCCAGTGAAATTTCGCCTGGGCAAAGCCGATGTGATTGAGTCCGATTGGGACGTCCCGCACTTGGGCAATGCCAACGGTGGCGACCTGTATCTGTATCCCGGCTTCATCCTGTACTTCGTCTCGGAGCAAGCCTTTTCGCTGCTGGAGCTGGCGGAGGTAGACCTGATCTTTGAGAAAGTCCGTTTCCATGAGACAGAGGCCGTCCCGCATGACTCGAAGGTGATAGACCGCACCTGGGCCAAGGTAAACAAAGACGGATCGCCCGACCGCAGGTTCAAAGACAACTTTGAAATCCCGGTTGCGCTCTACGGGCAGATCACGTTCCGTTCGCCAACTGGCATGAGAGAAGAGTATCTGGTAAGCAATCTGGAGGCCGCTGAAAAGTTTGCGGCTGCCTGGCAGGAGTTCAGGCGGCTGTCCGCTGAATAGCTGACGCAAGAAGCATAGCGCGCGAAGACGCGTTTGGATGCGGCGCAGTTTACGCATGCAAATTGCGCCTCAATTTTTACTATCTAGACCATGAGGGAATATGGCGACAACACCAGAGAATGAAGAGCCAGGACCAGAGCCACAAGGGCCAGCCGAAACCGAGTTGGTTGTCCGCTCGGAAGAAGAGGCTTTTGAACTGCTTCGCCAGGCTTTGACCAGCGAGTTGGAGGATCATCCGTACGTTCTTCAGTTCGAAAACTGGCCTATTCTTACCCTCCGCTTTGTGGGTGATGGCTACGACAGTACGATCACCCCTCATATTGCAGAAGCGCTTGTTGAATTGCAGCATGCGATGAATCGCAGCTATGCACGGTTGGTAAAACATGCTGCGAATGCCAACGTTCTTACAAAGGAAGAGCGCCAGTCCATCGAATTCAAAGCCAAGGTGGACGAGGGTAGTTCCCTAATCACCGTTGACCTGGGCGACTATGCTCAAACGCTAACCACAGCACTGGTGGGGAAAATGACTGGAACCGAGCTTGTGATCACCGTACTTGGACTCGCCATTACTGGTGGGGCGCTAGTCGCGTACAGGTCATTTCTTGCGACCCGTTCGGAGGACAAGAAAGTTGACCAGGCAACACAGCAGACAGTTCAGTTGTCAGAGCAAGAGACCAGACGGATGCAGATTTTCGCCGACGCATTGACTCAGCGTCCTGCGTTACAGGCCGTGCATGAAGATTTCGACAACGTGCGCCACGACATTCTAAAAAGTGTCGGTGATGCGGAACGGCTCGACGTCCAAGGCATTTCGCTCCAACAAGACCAGGCCCGAAAAATAGCGTCCACCCCCCGTTCCAAGCCTGAGGAAGTACAACTCAACGGCACCTATCGGATCGTCAAGCTCGACTGGTCAAAAGAAGATGAAGTGCGCATCTCCGTTTTCGGTCTGGGGGCGACAAAGCAAGAGTTCATAGCATCGATGCGCGCTCACAACCTGACGCCGCAAAATATCGAAAAGCTCAAGGCCTGCGAGTGGGAGCGCAGGCCTGCTTACCTGTCGATAAATGCAACGGTTTTGCGTGGTGAAGTGACAACCGCAACTATCGTGGGCGTTGAGTGGCCAGATGACGCCGCGCCGCCAGCGCAGCCCGCATAGCACCTTTTTGCGCATCTGAAATAAGGTCCTGGTTCCCAATACACAGCACTCCCAGGCGGGAAAACTGACGGCTTTCATACCGTCGTTTCACCCACCTGGAGTAGCTGTGTAATGCGAGACTTCATCCCCGCCTGGCTGCGCGCGCCGCGCACCACCACCTGGCTTGTGCTGGCCGCGCTCCTGCTGGTCGCCATCGCCATCGTCGCGCCACCGCAGTTACCGGTGGTGCTCTACAAAGCCTCCCTCGTCGCCCTGGCCGCTGTGCTGGGCTACTGGCTCGACCGAGCTCTTTTTCCCTATGCCCGGCCAGATGGCTATCTGGTACGCGATTGGCGCTTCGGCACCGAGGAGCCCGAGGGCGATGTGGACTATCCCGTCGTCCAGGGCTACATCCGCGTCTTTACCGCTGTCATGCTTCGCCGCACCATTGTGGTCGGCTGCGTGGTGCTGGGCGTCGCAGCGGGGCTGTAATGCGCTGGCGCTCTCGCATCCCTGCAGCCGCCTGGCTGGCCGTGGTGGCGGTCGCCATTGCCGCAAGTTGCGCGGCGCGCGCCCAGGTGCCGCAGGCCGCCCAGCAGCACCGCGCGCTGCTGGTGCGCACCGCGCACGCCGCATGGGGCCTGGATGCGCCCGTGGCCGTGTTTGCGGCCCAGGTACATCAGGAGAGCGCCTGGCGCCCTGATGCTGTCTCGCATGTGGGTGCGCAGGGCTTAGCCCAGTTCATGCCTGCCACCACACGCTGGATCGCGGGCCTGAATCCAGACCTGGCAGCGCAGCAGCCGTTCAACGTGGCTTGGGCGCTGCGCGCGCTGGTCACCTACGACCGCTGGCTCTACGACCGCGCCCCCGCGCGCTACACGCCGCGCGAGCGCATGCACGTCGCCCTGCGGGCCTACAACGGCGGGCTAGGCCACTGGCAGGCGGAAGCGGCGGCTACCGGGGCCGCGCAGCCGACGCCCGCCCAGGTCGATGCGGCATGCGGCAAAGCCCGCCGCGCTGCTGTGCATTGCCGCGAGAACCTGGGCTACCCCCATCGCATCCTGGTCGTCATCCAGCCGCGCTACGCGGCGTGGGGGCCGGGCCTATGAGCAACACCGCCACCGCATTGGTTGGGGGCCTGCTGCTCGCCGCTGCCGCAGGCCTCGGCGGGTATGGCTATGGCCTCGACCAGGGCAAGGCCTTGGAGAAGGGCCGCCAGGACGGCAAGGCCCTCGAAACGATCACCGACCAGATCGCCGCGCACGCCGACCTGGTCAAGCGCTCAGGGGCTGCCAACAAGGGCATGCGCACCGCCCTGGCCCAGCTCGAAAGAGCCAACACCCAAACCACCACGGAGATCGCCGATGCGCTCACCACTACTGCTCCTGAGCGCGCTGATTGCGTGTTCCCTCCTGACGTCGTGCGCGGCCTCCAAGGCGCCCGTGACCGGGCTGCAGAAGCAGCCGCCAGCGGAGTACGCGGTGCGCTGCCCAGCGCCTCCGCCAGCCCCGCGCGGGCTGCAAGTGGACCCGGTAGCCCTTGAGCTCAAGTCCATGTACGACCTGTACGGCCTGTGCGCTGGCCGCATGGCGGACCTTTTGAACTGGTTCGACACGGAGGGCCTGCGTTGACCGACGACATCGACCGCGCCCAGGCGCGTGAGGCCGAGATGCTGAGCGATGCCCTGCACAACCAAGCACACCGCGCTGGCCTGTCAGGCAAGACGCCCGCCGACTCCGCCGAGTTCTGCCAGGCGCGCGGATGTGGCGAAGAAATCCCCGACGCCCGGCGCCAGAAGGTGCCAGGCGTTCAGTTTTGTGTGGCGTGCCAGGCGCGCCGGGAAAAGAGAGGTAACCGGTGAATCCACTGCAGATCGACTTTTGGCAACTGGTGGGCTTTGGCGGTGCCCTGTTGTCAGGCTTCGCCGCAATCATCTTTGGCGCAGGGCGCCTCATTGCAGCGCAGTTCGAAGCGCGCATCAATGAACGCTTCGACGTGCTGCAGAAGGCCCGCGAAGCCGAGGCCCAGGGTATCAGCAACCTTGAGCGTGAGTTCCTGCGCTTTCAGGCCGATCTGCCGCTCCATTACGTGCGCCGCGAGGACTACGTGCGCGGCCAATCCATCGTGGAAGCCAAGCTCGACGGCTTGGCCGCCATGGTCAGCAACGCGCAATTGCGCGCATCCATGAAAGACCGAGGGAGCCAATGAGCACCGCCATCGACACCGCCCGCATTCGCCGCGAGAACCTTCGCTGGCTGATCGTTCTCACCCTGAACAATGCCCGCCCCATCGGCGCGTTTGAAGGGCCAATCCTCAGCGTGGCCCAGTCCGAATACCCCGACGCCACTCCGCTGGAGTTGCGCCGCGAACTGGACTACCTACACGACCGCGAGCTGGTGAAGCTGGACAAGCAGCCCACGGGGCGCTGGTTTGCAGACCTGACGCGCATTGGCGTGGACCTGGCCGAATACACGATCCCCTGCGAGCCCGGCATTGCCCGGCCCGAAAAGTACTGGTAACCCATGGGCCGCAAAAGCAGCATCGACCGGCTCGACCCGGAGATCAAGGCATACATCCAGGCCATGCTCGCCTCGGGCAGCATGACGCTGGACGAGTTGATCGCCGACCTGCAGGCGCGCTACCCCGCCGCAGCGACGGCGGGCAGCTTGCCCAGCCGCTCGGCCGTGGGGCGGTACGGCCAGAAGCTGGAGCGCCGCCTGTCGGCTATACGCGCAAGCACCGAAGCCGCCAAGATGATCCAGGCCCACGCGGGCGACGAGAAAGACGCCCGCAGCGAGGCCCTCACGGCCATGGTGCAGACCGAGCTGTTCGAAGCCATCTTGGCCCTGCAGGAAGCCGACGAAGTGGGAGAGGACGGCGAGAAGGCCGACCCTGGCGAACGTGTGGCACTGCTCAGCAAAGCCGCCAAGAACATCGCCACGCTCACCCGCTCCAGCATCAACCTCAAGGAGTTCCAGGCCAAGGTCGAAGAAGCCACCCGCAAGAAGCTGCTGGCTGAGCAAGAGGCCAATTTGCAGGAAGTCGCCAAGGCTCAGGGAATGGATGAAGCCCAGGTGGACTTCTGGCGCCGTAAATTCCTTGGCATTGGGACGTAGCAATGCATGCCATCAAGCCGCTGGCAACAACTTTGCGCACGCTGGAATGGGACGACCTCCCGCCCAGCGTGCGGTCTATTCCGGAGGGCTTCGACCCGCTCGCCGATGGCGTGCTGATGAAGCACCAACGCGAGGTGGCTTCCATCCAGGCGGCCATCATTGCCGTCCCGAAGGGGCGCCGCACCGGCATCACCTTCGGAACCATGCTCAACAAGACGCTGGTGGCCGCCGCCCGCAAGAGCGCCGGGGGCGACAACGTCTACTACATCGGCGACACCAAGGAAAAGGGCCTCGAAGCCATCGGCTACTGCGCCAAATTCGCCCGCGTGATCGCCCAGGCCCAGGGCCAGGGCATTTCCGGGGTCGAGGAGTTCCTGTTCGAAGACCAGGACGACAACGGCAAGACCCGCCACATCACAGCCTACCGCATCCGCTTTGCCTCGGGCTTCCAGGTCTGCGCGCTCTCCAGCCGCCCCGCCAACATCCGGGGTCTGCAGGGTCATGTGGTTATCGACGAGGCCGCGTTCCACCCCGACGTTCAGGGTGTGCTCGACGCCGCCACCGCGCTGCTGATCTGGGGCGGCCAGATCACCGTCATCAGCTCGCACAACGGCAAGAACAACCCCTTCGCCCAGTTCTGCCGCGACATCGAGGCGGGCCGCTACGGCGCCGATGCCCGCGTGGTCACGGTCACCTTTGACGACGCCGTAGCCAATGGCCTGTACGAGCGCGTCTGTTTCATGAAGGGCACCCCGCCCACCCTCGAAGGCAAACAGGCCTGGTACAGCAAGATTCGCAACGGCTACGGCGTGCGCAAGGCCGCCATGCGCGAAGAGCTGGACGCCATCCCGCGAGACGGCAACGGTGTTTGCCTGCCCGGTGTCTGGATCGAGCAGGCCATGGTGCTGCCCGAGACCTGTGTGCTGCGCCTCGCGCTCGACGAAGACTTCACTATCCAGAGTCCGACCGAGCGCGAAGCCTGGGTGGCCGACTGGATCGAGCGGTATCTCGCCCCGGCCCTGGAGCGCCTCGACAAGACGGCACGCCACGTTTTCAGCCACGACTACGCCCGCCACCGGGACTTCTCCATCTGGGGCGCCACAGCCCTGACCACGGGCATGCGCCGCCAGGTGCCTCTCGTCATCGAAATGCACAAGGTGCCCTACGCCCAGCAAAAGCAGATCACCTGGTATGCAATTGGGCACCTGCCGCGCCGCTGCGGTGGTGCCATGGACGCGGGCGGCAACGGCGAGCCGCTGGCCGAAGAGACCGCTGACAAATTCGGCCACACCCACGTGCACCAGGTCAAGTTCAACCGCGCCTGGTACGGCACCTGGATGCCCAAGCTGGTGCAGGGCTTTGAGGACGGCATGATCGATATCGCTGTCGATCCCAACATCGCGCAAGACCTGCGCGCCATCGAAGAGGTGGACGGCATCCCCATGGTCGCCAAGCTGCGCCGCAAGGACATCAAAGACCCCGACCTGTTCCGCCACGGCGACAGCGCCTCCATGCTCGCCCTGGGCTGGTTCGCCACGCTCAACCTGAGCGCCCCCATCGACTTCACCCCCGTGCCCGCGCTTCCGCGTGGCTTCGACAACCTCGGCGCGGCCGAAGACGAAGGTGAGGACTACCTCAGCCTGGTCGAACCGCGCGCTACCTGGTAGGCACCATGGCAACCTCTCGCATCCTCGGCCCGGACGGCCAGCCCATCACTGTGCCCGACCTGCAGGAGCCGCAAACATCGCGGCTTTTGCACTTGCAGCGCGAGCTGCAGTCCCACCCCACGCGCGGCCTCACGCCCTCGCGCCTCGCCAAAATCCTGGACGCCGCAGAGAACGGCGACTTGGTCGCTCAGTTTGAGCTGTTCGAGGACATGGAAGAAAAGGACGGCCACATTGCCGCCGAGATGGGCAAGCGCCGCCGCGCCTGCGTGCTCGACTGGAACGTGGTGCCGCCCGAAGGCGCAGATGCCGCAGAGAAGAAGGCCGCAGAGCAGCTCGGCGAGCTGCTCACCGAGATCCCCGATTTCGAGGACATCGTCTTCGACCTCACCGACGCCATCGGCAAGGGCTACGCCTGCCTTGAGCTGGAATGGCACCGCGTGGAGGGCCTGTGGGTGCCCAAGACCATCACGCACCGCCCACAGTCCTGGTTCACCCTCAACCGGGGCTATCGCCAAGAGCTGCGCCTGCGCACCAACACCGTCACGGCCACCGAGACCGGGCCCGTGCAAGGTGACCCGCTCACGCCCTTTGGCTGGATCACGCATGTGCACAAGGCCAAGAGCGGCTACCTGGAGCGCTCGGCATTGTTCCGCCAACTGGTGTGGACCTACTTGTTCAAGAACTACAGCGTGGGCGACTTGGCCGAGTTCCTGGAGATCTACGGCCTCCCCTTGCGCGTGGGCAAATACCCGGCCAGCGCCAGCGAAAAGGAAAAAGCCACGCTGCTGCGCGCCCTGGCTTCCATCGGGCACAACGCCGCAGGCATCGTGCCCGACGGCATGCTGCTGGAGTTCCACAACGCAGCCACAGGTGACCCCAAGGCGTTCGAACTCATGATCAACTGGTGCGAGAAGAACCAGTCCAAGGTGATCCTGGGCGGCACGCTGACCAGCGGCGCGGACGGCAAGAGCAGCACCAATGCCCTGGGCAACGTGCACAACGAAGTGCGCAAAGACCTTCGCGATGGTGACGTTCGCCAGGCCAACACCACCCTCACGCGCGACCTCGTTTTTGCCGTGGCCTCGCTCAACGGACTGGCACCAGGCGGCCTGCGCCGCGTGCCCCAGTTCCGGCTGAACGCCCAGGAGCGAGAAGACCTCGGCAGCTTCTCTACTGCGCTGCCCCCCTTGGTCAGCATAGGCGTGCGTCCTCCCTTGGCCTGGGTGCATGAACGCTTGGGCATCCCCGTTGCGCAGGGCAATGAACCTGTGCTGATGCCCGCAGGCACTGCTGCACCTACTGTCACCGCTGCTGCAACTGCCGCGCCACCCGTGCTCACCGGCACTGCCGCCCCAGGTTTCACGCCGCCCCAGCAGATGCAGCCACAACTGGCAGCCAACCTCGCCCCAGCAGTAGGTGCTTGGCTTGACCAGGTGCGTGAGCTGGTCATGCGCGCCCAGTCGCTGGCCGAGATCCGCGACGGCCTGGACGCGCTGCTGCCCGACATGACGCTCGACCAGTACGCCGCCGCCATGGCCGTGGCCCTGCGCACTGCCGAAATGGCAGGCCGCTACGAGGTCATGCAGGAGGCCGCAGGGGCCGCCAGTGGCGGAGGCGTCTAGAAGCCGCGCAGCCCCCTTTGCGCCCCCGTTGCACATCCTCGCCCCCGTTCTCGCCCTGTAAACGTTTATAAAAGCCCTCTGGCCCCCATAGCATGCCGACCGCCGCCTACGGATCGCTCCCCTTCGCCGAGCAAGCCGAATTTTTCCGTCGCAAGCTCAACCTGCCCACCGATGGCTGGACCGATATCTACACCCGCGAGCACGACTGGGCTTTTGTGGTGGCCGGGGCCAACCGCGACGCCATCGTGGCCGACTTCCGCGCTTCGGTGGAGAAGGCCCTCGCGGGCGAGAGCACCCTGTAAGACTTCCGCAAGGACTTCGATCGAATCGTGGCCACGCATGGCTGGGACTACAACGGCGGGCGCAATTGGCGCGGCCGCGTCATCTACGACACCAACCTCGCCACCAGCTACGCGGCCGGCCGCTGGCAGCAGCTCCAGGAAGCGCCGTACTGGGAATACGAGCACCAGGACTGGGTAGAGCACCCACGCCCTGTGCACGTGAGCTGGAATGGCATTGTGCTGGAGAAGGACAACCCGGCCTGGCAGGTCATGTTTCCGCCCAACGGCTGGGGCTGCAACTGCAAGGTGCGCGGCCGTTGGCTGAGCGACCTGGTCCGCATGGGCAAGTCCGGGCCCGACGAGGCGCCCCAGTTCAACTATGTGGAGCGCACTATCGGCCAGCGCAGCGCACTGGGGCCACGCACCGTGGGCGTGCCCGAAGGCATCGATCCCGGCTTCGAGTACGCGCCAGGCAGTGCCCGGCTGCGCAGCGCCATACCGCCCGAGCGCCCCGATCCTATCGGGGGCGGCCCGAGCAGCTCGGGCAGCGTGGGCCTGCCCAACCGCCGCCCATCCGACACGCTGCCGCCGCCCCGGCCGCTGCCCGCTTCGGTGGTGTTGCCCGCTGGCATGGCGCCCCAGGACTACGTCGGCGCGTTCCTCGAGCGCTTCGGAGCCACGCTGGCCGAGCCCGCCATCGTGCGCGATGTGATCGGCGAGCGCCTGGTGGTAGGTGCCCAGTTGTTCCAGGACGCGCAGGGCGAGTGGAAGGTGCTCAAGCGTGGGCGCGAGCGCTACTTGCCGCTGCTGGCCCGGGCGCTGCAGGAGCCCGACGAAATCTGGGCGCGCGTCGAATGGCTGCACGCACAGGGCCGTGCCGTGGTGCGCCGCCGCTATGTGGCGCGCTTTGCCGTGGAGGGCGAGGAAACGCCCGGCCTGGTTGTGTTCGAGATGGGGGCCGATGGGTGGGCCGGGGTGACGGCGTTCCCGCCCGCGCCAGGTGCCTACGTCGAGGACTTGCGCGTCGGCGTGCGCCTGTATCGGCGCGAGCCATGAAAAAGGCCAGCGCACTGCAACACGCTGGCCCGCCCGGACGTGGGATTGGAGGCGGTTGCAGCCGCTGCCCGTCCGATGGATGGCCCATTGTAGGAGATTGACCGCATGGCCGGAACCCGCCTCACCATCGACCAGGCCGAGCTGGATCGCCAGAACGCCTTCATGGCCGAACAGGCAGCCCGCGACCCCAGCGGCCTGATGCCGCGCCTGGGCGAGTACCTGCAGGGCAGCACCCAGAAGCGCTTCAAGACCCAGACCGCCCCAGATGGCACGCCGTGGGCTCCATTGCAAAAGCGTTACGCCAGGCGAAAGCGCTACAACAAGGACAAGGTGCTCACGCTGCGCGGCTATCTGCGCTCGTACATCCACTACCAGGTCACGGGCGGGGACACGGTAGAAGTCGGCAGCAATCAGAAGTACGCCGCAGTCCACCAGTTCGGCGGCGAGATCGACATGCCCGAGCGTCAGGCCACCGTGCGATACCGCAGCGTTGCGGGCAAGGTGCTGTTCGCTGGCAAGAAGCACAAGCGGGCGACGGAGAGGTCTGTGACCATTCCTGTCCACTTCGTGAAGATCCCGGCGCGCCCATTCCTGGGACTCAGCACAGACGACGAAAGAAGAATATTGGAGATCTTGCTGTCGTGGGTGAAGGACGGAGAAAACACGTAGCGGCGGGGCAAAATGAGCTGTCTACTTTCTGGAGTTTGCTCATGTCGCTTGAATCACCTCAGCTTCTAGATCACATTCAAACAACCGTTGGTGCCGCAGTAGATGTGTACGCTGGTTTACCAGAGCCCGTGAAGCAGAACTTGGTCACTGCGTTTAATCATCTCTGCTCTGCCTCAATGGGCGTCGTGACAGCACACCTTGAGGGCAAGCAGAGGGAAATTGCGTCCCGCTATGACGCACGGATCGCTATCAACAATGCATTGGCTCTGAAGATTGCTGAGCAAGCATCAGTACCAGAAGAATATGTGCACGATGCGGTCCACAAATCGCTCGAAAAGATTGTCGGAAGGCAAAAAAACAAAGACGTCATCGCGCGAATCGCAGTTAAAGAACTGGTAGGCGGAAGCGGCATCCAAGCTCACGCCAGCCAGGTGCAGATCGAGCAGAACGATGTGAACCAGCCAACACGTCAGATCAGCGTTGATTGGCTAAACGCGTTTGAACGTGAGGCTGCAGAAATTACCTCTGAGGAGATGCAGCTGCGCTTCGGGAAAATTCTTGCGGGAGAGATCAAGTCTCCTGGCTCCTTCTCGGTGCGATCTATCCGGCTGATGTCAGAGATTGAATCCGATGTCGCCGCGGACTTCGCGCACGCTTGCTCAATGGCAGTAGCGCTGGTGATTGAAACCCACGGAGACGTCCGCATCCCCACAGTCGGCCTAAGTCCAGGCGCCAACGGCTTGAGAGAGTTTGGTCTCAGCTATCGCTCATTGCTCTCGCTGCAGGAGGTGGGGCTGTTGAATGAAGAAAGCACTACCTGCCCTTACAGGACCTGCATTCCGAAAGTGGACAAATTTGTTGACGGTTTCCTCCTTCATCAAGGGCGAAACCATGTGCTTATTCGCAAACCTGGCACGCCCTCAGATGATCCTGCGTTGATTGCTGGAATCTCTCTCACGCATGTTGGGCGGCAGTTGTTTCCTATCGTGGCGTTGCACCCAGTACCAGAGTTCACTGAGTCGATCAAGAAGCAGCTTGACTCCATCGGATACACGCTGGTGAGCGCGGACACAGAGAATCCAGTGTGAATGAAATAGTGTCCTAGTTCCCAATACTTCGCGGGGCCAGATGCCGACCATGGCGGCATGCCTTCCCGCACCGCCTCCCGTAACACCCGCATAGCCGTCTGCAACGCAGGCGCAACCGCCGCTGCAGCCCTGGCCATCGCCGCCTGCACCTTCGGCGTGCCCGCCAAGACCGCGCAAACGTCGGGCAGCACGGTCATGCTGCAGCTCACCCCAGCGGGCACCTTCAAGCCCAACGACGGGCGCGAGCTGAAGCCCGGCGCCTGGCGCATCGACGCCGCCAGCGCGCAACACGTCATCGAGCGATTCAAGACGCGGGGCAAGGTCCCGGTCATCGATTACGAGCACCAGACTCTCAAGAAGGAACAGAACGGCCAGCCCGCGCCCGCAGCGGGCTGGATTCGTGATCTGCGCTGGGTCGAAGGCCAGGGCTTGTACGCCGTGGCCGAGCTGACAGCCCGCGCCCGCGACTACATCACGGCGGGCGAGTACCTCTATTTCTCCCCCGTCTTCGAGTACGACGAGATCACCGGCACGGTGCTCGCCATCCACATGGGTGCGCTCACGAACGACCCGGGAATCAGCGGCATGGAACCGCTGTCCCTGGTGGCCGCAGCCACCGCCGCTTTCCTTCCCACCAACCCTCCACGACAGGAGCCCTCCGTGAATCCCTTGCTCAAAGCCTTGTTGGCCGCCTTTGGCCTGCCCGAAACCACCACCGAGCCGCAGGCCATCGCTGCGCTGACGGCTCTCGGCCCCGTGCAGCCACTGCAGGCCCGCGCCGCCGTGGCCACGGCCGCATGCACGGCGCTTCAACTGCCCGCCGATGCGACGCCCGAAGCGGTCACCGCCGCCTGCAGCAGCCTGCGCAGTGCCCAGCCCGGCCCGCCCGATCCGGCCAAGTACGTGCCCATCGAGACGGTAACGGCCCTGCAGGGCCAGGTCGCGGCACTCACAGCCCGCCAGGCGGAAGCCGACGTGGACGCGCTTATCAAGCCCGCGTTGGCCGATGGCCGCTTGCTGCCTGCCATGGAGACCTGGGCACGCGGCCTCGGCAAGACGGACATTGCAGCGCTCACATCCTTCCTGGGTGCGGCAAAGCCCATTCCCGCGCTGGCAGGCACCCAAACGGGCGGGAAGCCGCCCACCGGCACCGCCAGCGGCGACCAGCAGCTCAGCGCCGACGAGCTGGCCATCTGCTCGCGCATGGGCATCACCCCCGATGCGTACCGCAAAGCGGGCACGGCCATGGCCACAGGCGCCGCCGCCTGATCGCCTCCATCCCCTTCAACTCCCGGAGATCAACGTGCCAGCACTCACCCAGGACCGCAACACCCGCCGCCGCGATGGCAACCAGGTCGAACCGCCAGTAGCAGCCGCCACCCGCATCTTTGGCGGCGCCATCGTCTGCATCAATGCAGGCGGCTACGCCGTGCCAGGCGCCACGGCCACCACCCTCAAGGCCATCGGCGTGTCGGAACAACGCGCCGACAACTCGGGCGGCATCGCTGGCGCCATCCGCGTGCGCTGCCGCAAGGGGCCGCACCGCTTCGCCAACTCGGCAGCGGCCGACGCCATCGCGCTCAGCGACGTGGGCAGCGACTGCTACATCGTGGACGACCAGACGGTCGCCAAGACCAACGGCACCAACACCCGCAGCGTTGCGGGCAAGGTGTTCGACGTGGATGCCGACGGCGTCTGGGTCGATTTCCGCTGAACCCTTTTGCAACGGAGTTTCAACCCATCATGATCATCAATCAAGGCAACCTCGCCATCCTCAACCAGTCGTTCAGCGCTGCCTTTGCGGGTGGCCTGGCCATGGCCGCCCCCATGTGGTCGCAGATCGCGACGTTGGTGCCGAGCACCACCGCCGAGCAAAAGTACGGCTGGCTGGGCAAGATCACCAAGTTCCGCGAATGGATCGGCGAGCGCCAGTACCAGAACCTGGTGCAGCACGACTACGCCATCAAGAACAAGACGTTCGAAAACACCGTCACGGTGGGCCGTGACGAGATCGAGGACGACCAATACGGCGTCTACAAGCCCGTCATCGAGCAGTTGGGGCAAGACGCAGCCATGCACCCCGATGAGCTGGTGTTCGCCATGCTCAACGCGGGTTTCACCACACCTTGCTACGACGGCCAGTACTTCTTCGACACCGACCATCCGGTGGGCGCGCCGGGCAACCAGGTCAGCGTGAGCAACTTCCAGGGCGGCAGCGGCGCGGCCTGGTTCCTGGTGGACAACACCAAGGTCATCAAACCCATCATCTACCAGAAGCGCCGGGACTACGCGTTCCAGGCCAAGACCAGCCTGAGCGACGACAACGTCTTCAGCCGCAATGAGTTTGTCTGGGGCGCTGACGGCCGGGGCAACGCAGGTTTGGGCCTGTGGCAGCTCGCCTACGCCAGCAAGCAAACGCTGGACGTGAATAGCTTCGCCGATGCGCGCGCAGCCCACCAGTCCTTCATCGGGGACAACGGCAAGCCCCTGGTCATCCGCAGCGCTGAGCTGTGGGTGCCTCCAGCGCTGGAGCAGGCGGCGCTGGAAGTCGTCCAGGCCGAACGCCTGGCCAACGGCGCCAGCAACGTGATGCGCAACCTGTCCAAGGTTGTCGTCTGCCCCTGGCTCACCGCCTGATCACCCACCGGCACAACCCCGTAGGAGCAATACACATGGCAACCGCCAAGAAGAACCAGCCCGCCGCTGCTGCAGCGGCCAAATCCGCCACGGCAATCTTGCCTGGCGATCCCGCTCCCGGCATGCGCCAGGTGCTGCAGGTCATCACCAAGCGCGATGGCTTCCGCCGTGCAGGCCGCGAGTGGCACGGCACCACGCTCGTACCCCTGGAAGAGCTGACCCGCGAACAGTACATCCAGATCGGCAGCGAACCCATGCTGGTCGCCCAGCTCATGGAAGTGCCCGAAGAACAGGTCGCCGAGCTGACCGACCCGGGCAGCGGCGAAGGAACCGGGACCGCATAACACCCCCGCGAAGGGCTTTGATCCGCGCGCTTCGTTCTCCCGGCGCGCGGGGAGCCCAGGGAGAACTCCACCGCCAACCTCAAGCCGGGGCTGGATAACGGGAAGGGTTTTGGCTTAGCCCCGGCAATTTGATTCCCCCCACCACCATGTCCTACATCACCACCGCCGAACTGGCCGAGCGCCCAGGTGCACGCGAGATCGCCCAGCAGGCGAGCCTGCCGCACCAGATGGTGCGTGACGATGCGCTCATGGACGCCACGCTGCGCGGCACCGACCGCAGCGCCTGGACGCCCGAGCAGCTCGCCGCCGCCGACGCGGCCCTGGCGCGCGTGCAGGACGCCGTAGCCGAAGCCGGTGCGCTGATCGACGGGCACCTGGTGCAACGCGGCTACACGCTGCCCCTGGCACTGCCGCCAGGCAGCACAGGCCGCAGCATGGTCACGGTGTGGGCACGCGCCATCACGCGCTACCTGCTCAACAAAGACCGCATGACGGACGAGAGCAAGGACCCCGTGGCGCGCGACTACCGCGACGCGCTCAAGCTGCTGGGCCTGCTCGCTGCAGGCAAGTTCAGCCTGGGCGCCGACGACCCTGCGGCCCCAGCGGCCACTGGCAGCACCGACGTGCGCTTCGACAGCGCGCCCACGGTGTTCAACCGCACGCAACTGCGTGCCTTCCGCTGACCGCCATGGACTTGCAGCCCATCCTGCAGCACCTGCGCGCTCAGCTCGACGACCTGGCGCTGCGCGAGATCGAGCCCGCCCCCGGACTGGACGCGGCCCTGCGCACCAGCCGCACCACACCGGCTGTGTACCTGCTGCCCCTGTCCGAGAAGGGCCGAGGCCTGGACCACACCGGGGATGTTGACCAACTGGAGCACCGCCTGTTCGCCGTGCTGCAGGTGGTGGACGTGATGGCCCCCGATGGCACGACCGGCGTGGTTGACCTCACCACCCTGCGCCGCCGTGTGAAGAAAGCCCTCATTGGCTTCGTGCCCGACACCTCCATGGGCGACCCCGTTCTGTTCGTGGGCGGCGAGCTCGTCCAGTTCGAGGGCGACGGCCGCCTTTGGTGGAGCGATGAATTTGGATTTACCGGCTACTACGACAGGAGCAACCCATGAGCAAAGGCAATGCCAAACCCCAGACCGAGGCGCAAGCCCAAACCACCGCGCAAGAAGCCACCGCCCCCGCCGCCGACGTGGCCGATGCCGTGGTTCAGCCCCCGCAGACCGGCCAGGGCGGCCTCTACACCATGAAGGACGGCAAGCGCGTCCTGGTTCACCAAACCAAGGCCGCAGAAACGACTGCTGCCAAAGCCGCTTAAAGGAACATCATGAGCACTCCCAAGTTCATCAAGAAGCTCGCCGTCCTGGTGGCCATCGAAGCCACCGTGGGCACCATCGTCGTGCCGGTGGCCGCCGATGCCATCGAAGTGTCCGACGTGACCCTCACGCCCATCGAGGGAGACGAAGTCGATCAGGGCGTGATCCGCCCGTACTTCGGCGCCAGCGAAACCGCCCTGGTGACGCTGTATCGCAAGATCGCATTCAGCGTCGGGTTTGCCGGTGTCGCCGTGCCTGGCGATCTGCCTGGCTGGACCACCCTGATGCGGGCCTGCGCCGCCAGCGTGACCAATACGCCAGCGCCCGGTCCTGGTGCTGGCACCGTGTTCGCCCCAGTGACGGATGGCGTCGAGAGCGTGAGCATCTACGCCACGGTGGACGGCATGCTCTACAAGATGGCGGGCGCCCGGGCCAACGTGAAGGCCCAGGTGGACGCCAAGCAAATCCCGAAGTGGCAGTACGAATTCACCGGCAGCTTCCTGCCGGTGGTGGACGTGGGTGCGATGCCCGCCGTCAACTACAGCAAGTTCCTGCGCCCGCTGGGTGTCAACAAGCTCAACACCTCCCTGGTGCTCGACGGATTTGCGGCCGCCTGCAACAGCTTCGCCTTCGACTTCGGGAACCAGGTCGTCAAGCAAGACTTGATGAACGTGGACACCACCGAGATCACGGGCCGCGCCAGCACTGGCAGCGTCACGTTCCGCAACACCAGCGTGGCCACCAAGAACTGGATCGAGATGGCGCGCGAGGGTGTGAAGGTGCCGCTGCTGCTCACCCATGGCAGGGTTGTCTCCAACCCTGCCGACACCAGCAACACCGTGGTGATCAGCGCGCCGCTCGCGCAGATCGGCAAGCCGACGTTCAGTGAACAGGACGGCATCCAGATGATCACCGTGCCCCTGCGCTACATCCCCACCAACGCGGGGAACGACGAATGGGCCATCACGGCCTGACGGCCTGACTGCTGCTCGACAGCCGCCACACCTTTTCATTCCGCCTTTTATTTCTGGAGCTATCCATGTCCGTTGTCCTCGCATCCGTCGCCTTCTGGGCGCCCGTCACGTACCGCCTACTGGGCGACGATGGCCAACCCGAAACCGTCAAGGGCCGCGCCCGCTACAAGCGCCTCAAGACCTCCGAGCGCCGCGCGCTGGATCGGCGCCTGCGTGCCAACCGCCTCACGCCTGATTTGCGCGTGGCCATCCGCAAGCAGCTCGACGACCAGGACAGCGTCTTCACCTCCCGCGAACGCACCGAGATCGAGGCCGACCTAGCCGCCGAGCCGATCAGCGATGAGCAGTTCCTGGAAGCCACCCTGGTGGACTGGGACTTCAAGGACAAGACCGGCCAGGCAATCATGTACGCACCCGCCGCAGTGCGCGAGCTGTGCGAGGACTGGGACGGCTTCGAGGCCGCCCTGGTGCGCGGCTACACCGACGCGCAGCAGACCCTGCTCAAGCCGCAGGAACTGGAAAAAAACTCCGAGGGGCCGTCCGCCACTGGCTCCTGAATTCCCAATGGGCGCAGCAGGCGGCGGATGCAGAAGACGCCGACCTGCGCGCTCAGTGGGCGCGCCTGGGGGTGGACGTTGACCAGGCCCGCGCAAGCAGCGCCGAGGAGGCCCCGGAGCAGGAGCCTGAGGAATACGAGCTGCCCCCCGAGCTGTGGCCTGCCTGGGAGTGTTTTGTCAGCACCTGGAACCAGTGGCGCGTGATCGTTGGCCTGGCCGCCATGCACTACGAGGGCATCGACCACACGGCCCTCGTATCCACGATGGACATGCTGGGCGTGAAGAAGTCCAAGCGGCGCGACGTGTTCATGCACGTGCGCGTCCTGGAGTCCGAAGCCAAACCCCTGCGCAACCAGCGCGATTGATCCAACCACCTACCGGCACCGCATGAGCGCTCAATTCGTCGTCAGCACCAAGGTCACTGCGGACGCATCGCAGTACACGAGCGAGCTCACGCGCGCAGGGCAGACGACAGCCACCTACACCCAGCAGGTTCAGGCCGCCGACACGGCGGCTCAGTCGATGGGCAGCGGGCTGCGCACCACTGCAGCGGCAGCGCAGGCCAGCAGCGCCGCCATGACGGGGGCGCAGCAATCCACAGCCTCGGCCGCCCAGGCCCTGACCGGGGCCATCAACAACGCCAACAAGGCCCATGCGGCGGGCACGATCTCGGCGGCCCAGCACGCAGCGGCGATGCGCATGCTGCCTGCGCAGATCACCGACGTTGTCACCAGCATGGCCAGCGGCATGCCGGTGTGGATGGTCGCCATCCAGCAGGGCGGGCAGATCAAGGACAGCTTCGGCGGGGCGGGTAACGCCATGCGCGCGATGCTGGGGACGATCACGCCCACGGTGGCCGCTGTCGGCCTGCTGGCTGGCGCTGTAGGCCTGGGCGCTCTGGCCTATGCCCAAGGCTCCAAGGAAGCTGATGGCTACCGGCATTCCATTGTGATGACGGGCAACGCGGCTGGCACCACCGTGGGCCAGATGAGTGACATGGCGCGGGCCATTAGCCAGGTCACCGGAACACGCGGCGCGGCGGCCGAGGGCCTGGCTCAGATGGCAGGCAGCGGTGCCGTTGCCGCATCCAACCTGCAGCGCTTTACCGACGTGGCCATGGGCCTGGAGAAGTATGCGAGTGTGCCGGTCAAGAACACGGTGCAAGACTTGGTGCAACTCGCCAAGGCCCCACTGGAAGCCAGCGTCAAGCTCAATGAGCAATACCACTATCTCAGTGCGTCGGTGTACGAGCACATCAAGGCGCTGGACGAGCAGGGCCGCAAGGAAGACGCTGTGGCCGCCGCTCAGCAGGCGTACATTGCCGCGTTCCAGGCCCGCAAGGATCAGCTCGTCGCCAACCTGGGCACGATGGAGCGGGCCTGGAACAGCGTCACGGGTGCGGCCAAGCGAGGGTGGGATGCGATCCTCAACATTGGCCGTGAAGAAACCACGCAGCAAAAGCTGGATTCCCTCGGCCAGCGTATCGCGGCACTGCGCAAGACGCAGGAAAGCGGTGGCTTTGCGGATACTGGCGGCGGGGCCGCGTTGGGCCGTGGTACCGCTGGCGCGCAGGCCCGCGAACGGGAACTGCAGGCGCTGCTCGACCAGCAGGCCGCGCTGCAGGAGACCGCCCGCCTGGATAAGCGCGGCGCCGAAGTTGCTGCTGACCGGGCCAAGGAGGCAGAGGCCAGAGCGAACTGGGACAAGGAAGGCGAACAGTTCAAGACGCGCCAGGCCAAGCGCGACGACGAAATCCGCAAGGCCGAGATCGAGGGACGGGAGCTCATTGCCAAAAAGCTGCTCACCGAGGAGGGCTTGCGCAGTCGTATCGCCGACATCCGCGAGAAGTACAAAGACCCCAAGGCCGCTGGCGGCATCGCCGTCTCCGACAACGAACTCGCCACCCTGCAAGGCCAACTGCAGGCCGCCCGCCTATACCACGAGCAGCTCGTAACGCTGGGTTCCGGCGCCTCCGAGCTGAATGCGGGTGAGCGTGAATCCCTCAAGATCGGCGAGCAGCTCGCCCGCGTCACCGACGCCAAGACCACGGCGCGCCTGCGAGAAAAGCAGGCCATCGCCGACGCACTGGGCGTGCAACTGCGCAGCAATGACGGGCTGGAGAAGTCCCTCAAGGCGCACCAGGCCAGCATAGATACCGCGTTCAAGGATGCGGACGCGATCACCCTGCGCGCGGCCGCACAGGAGGCCGCCAACGCCACCCTGGGCAAGTCCAAGACGGCCGTCGAGCAGCTCACCCTCGCCGAGCTGCAAAAGCAGATGGCCGAGGCCCAGGCCACCGACAGTTTCGACCCCAAGTACATCGCGGGCCTGGAACTCAAGATCGCGGCGCAGAAGCGCTACGTGAACGCCCTTGGCCAGGCCGACTACAAGACGGCTGAGGAGCACGCGAACGAGCTGCTGCGCAACGCCCAGGAACTGGGCCGTGCCTACGAGGACGAGCAGCAGCTCTCCGGTATGACCGCGCTCGAGCGCGAGAAGATCACCGCCCAGCGCCAGGTGGAACTGCGGTATGCCAAGGAACTGGCGGCCATTGATGCCAAGGCGCTGTCCGATGCAGAAAAGCAGGCGCTGCGCGACAAGACGCTGGAGGCCAAGCGCGTCGAGACCGCTGCCGCTGTGGGTAAGGCCGAGCAGCAGGCCCAAGCGCGTGCCAGCGAGGAGATCAATCGCAGTCTGACCGACGCCCTTATGCGCGGCTTCGAGTCGGGCAAGGGCTTTGCGCAGAACCTGGCCGACACCACGGTCAACCTGTTCAAGACCATGGTGCTGCGGCCGACGATCAGCGCCATCATGCAGCCCGTGTCGCTGGTCATCAACGGCATCGTGCAGCAGGGGCTGAGCTCCCTGGGCATTGGTACATCAGGCTCTTCGGCACTTGGCGCCGTTGGCAACGCTGCCAGTGGTCTCTCTGTCTTGAGCAGCACTTTCGGCATGGGCCTGCGCGCTGGTCTTTCCGGCCTCTTTGGTGAAGCGGGCCTGGCTGGAACGATCAGCGCAGGCACAACTGCCATAGGCGCAGGCAACATTGCAGGCGGCCTGGGCACACTGGCTGGGCCGTTGGCGCTGGTGGGCGGTGGGCTTCTAGTCCTGAACTCCATCCTGAAGGCCACCAAGGGCGAAACACGCACAGGCGGCCAGTTCGGTGTCGCTTTCGATGGTTCCGTCACCAACCAGCGCCGTGGCCAGACCTACACGTACCAGGGGCAGCAGTACGACCGTGACTTCAGCAACGGCGAGCGCAATGCGCTGATCAACGGCCAGGCCTACCGCCTGGAGGGCGACCCAGTTGCACAAGAATCGGCCATCCGCGACGCTGTGGCGGGCACCGCGACGGGCATCAATGCGTTCCTGAAGGCCCTGGGCAGCAAGACCACCCTGACCGGCTTCTGGGCTGGCCTGGAGACCTCCAGCAAAGGCCGTGGTGGCGTCTTCGCAGGCGGTACGACCTCGGATGGGAAAACATTCGGCGAGTCGGGCAAGGGCGACAACTATGCCGGTACGTTGTACGAGAAGTTCAGCACGAACTCGCCAGACTTCAAGCAGGCGCTGTCCGACTTCACCTTGGACCTTAAGCAGTCCACCATCCAGGTTTTGCAGACCGTCACCGACATTCCCCGGACGGTGCAAACCATGCTCAAGGGGGTGGATGCCGAGGGCTTGAGCGAAGAAGCCGTGAATGCGCTGCTTGAGGCGATCAATGCCCAGATCGTCGGGGTGGGCCAACTCACCACCGCCTTCCAGGCCATGGGCCTGGACAAGCTGGCCAGCATGGGGTTTGACGCTGCCGCTGGGCTGGCCGCTGCTGCGGGCGGCTTTGACAAGCTGCTGGGCAACCTCAACACCTTCTACGACAACTTTTACAGCGAAGAGGAGCGTAAGGCCAACCTGCAAAAGCAGGTGGATAAGCAGTTCGCCGAGCTGGGCATCGACGTGCCCAAGAACCGCGACGAATTCCGCCGCCTGGTGGAAGATACGCTAGAGCAGGTCGATGTGCAGGAAAAGGCCCGCGCCTCCCTGTCCAAGCAGATCAATGACGCCATCGCAGGCGCTGGCAAGGACGGCTTCACGCTGGCCGACGCTGGTGCACGCAGCATCGTGTCGGGCATCAACCCGGCGCTGTTGGGCGATGCCCAGGCAGACCCGGCGCTGGCGGGCAAGCTCAACGGGTTCCTGGCTGGTGTCAGCGACCTGGCCGCCAAGGGCCTCGACCCAGTCGCATTCGACAAGGGTCTGGCCGGGCTGATTGATGTCAACGCCGAGGTGCTGGGGATCGGCAAGGACGCCTCCAAGACCGCCGCCGCGCTGCTGGGCCTGTCTGGCGTTTTTGCGGAGCTCAACCAGTCTGCAGAAGACGCCGCCAAGGCCGAAGCCGATGCCCGCAAAGCCGCCACCGACGCCGCCTGGGCGGCGATGCAAAAGAGCATTGCAGCCGCCCGGGAAGCCGTGCAGGCCGAGATCGACCTGCGCCAGCAGCGCCTGGCCACGGCCCAGGCCATCGTTGATCTGACCCGCAGCCAGGCGCGTGAGCTGCGCGGCCTGGTGGCCAGTACCGTGGCGATCACGGCGGCCCAGGCCAATGCCACCATCGACGCCGCCGTGCTGGCTGCGCGCAGCGGCCAGTTGCCCGAACAGAAGGGCCTGCAGGAAGCGATCTCCGCCGCCCGCGCGGGCATGAGCATCAGCGCATACGCCAATCGCCTCGACTACGAGGCCGCCCAGCTCATCCTGGCCAACAAGCTCGACGCCATCGGCGACTCGGGACAGGCCCAGGTGGACGTGAACCAGCTCCTGCTCGAGCAAGCCAAGAATGAGGTCGATCGCCTCGACATGCTCATCAAGGCGGGCCAGGCCGCGCTGGATGAAGCGCGGGGCAACACGCTGGCGGTGCGCGACGTGGAAACCGCCGTCAAGGTGTTCTACGAGCGGCTGTTCAAGGAGAAGGACGGTACTTCGGGCAGCGCAGGCGCGGGCGGCTCGGCAGGCAGCGGTGGCGGTAGTCCCACGTTCGGTCCTGGCGGCAGCACGGGCAATGCCGCGAACGCAAAGTACAAGACGCCGGTGTATCTGGGGACGGCCGGTGTGGGCTATCAGGCAATCACCGACCCGGATCAGATCGCCCACCTCGACAAGCTCGCCCCCACGTTTGACAAGTACCGTGGCACGGGCGACCTGGAGGGCCTGGCCCGGGACATCAAGGCCGCTGGCGGTACAGCCAAAGACCTGGCCGCCCTGTACGGCTTCTACGAGAACGACGTGAACGCGGCCCTGGACAGGGCAGGCATCGCCCGCTTTGCCATGGGCGGCAGCCATCTGGGCGGCGTGCGCCTGGTGGGCGAGAACGGCCCCGAGCTGGAAGTGACCGGCCCCTCGCGTATCTACAACGCCAGCCAGACCCTGCAGCTCTTGGCGGGCCTGCAGGGCGGCGGCAATGCCGAGGTGGTTGCAGCCATCCGGGAACTTCAACGCCAGGGCTACGACATCGGCCGCACGCTGATCGTGCTCATGCAGAGCATGGAGAACCTGGCCCGCAAACAAGACGCTATCGGCGTGCTTCAACGGGAGCCTGTTGCGACATGAGCGCAGACGATTTCACCTACGGCATGGGCTTCCTGCCCCCGATGGCCATCACCTCGGCCAACATGACCACCAACGTCCCTGCGAGCACGCTGGGGCCTTATGTGCCTGCCACGAGCTACGCATTGAACGCAGAGATCATGGACCCTGCCACGCGCATCATCTGGCGCTCCATGCTGGCGGGCAACCAGGGCAACGACCCGTTGACCACCACCGGCAAGTGGCAGAACCGGGGTGTCGAAAACCGTCTGCGGATGTTCGACTCGTCCCTCGGCACCACCACCGAGAACCCGGACCTTATCGAGTGCGTCGTGACCCCGGGCAAGGTCGTGACCGATGTCTGGTTGATGGTGCCTGCCTCCCACACGGTGCAGGTGCTCATGAACGACCCAGTAGAAGGCCTGGTCTTCGACAGCGAGGAAGTCCTAATGCTGCGTCCATCAGGGAACAGCCACTGGGGGTACTTCTTCCACCCCATCGAGCGCGAAACCAAGGTCCATATCTCGGGCATGCCCGCATACACGCAGGCGACCATCACCATCCGCATCCGCAACCCTGGCGCGGTGGCCAAGTGCACCGAGGCCGTCATGGGCCGCGCGCTGTGGCTGGGCCACGCGCAATGGCGGCCCAGCATCAGCTTCGACGACTGGAGCCAGAAGACGCGCGACGAATGGGGCGGCTGGGTGGCGAACCAGGGCGCCTACAGCGACCGCCTGAAGCTGCAGGTGCTGGTGAGAGGCACCCAGTACGAGCGCACCCGCAACCTCATCCTGCCGTACCGAGCCAAGCCCGTGGTGTGGTTCGGCGCTCGTGGATTCAATGTGATGACCACCTACGGCTACGTCACGGGCTTCGAGCAGGTGCTGGTGAACCATGGGATTTCCGACTGCAACATGACCATAGAAGGGCTTGAACA